TAACGAAGTTATTTTTTACAGCATAAATGGGATGAGAGGAAATTTCTCATTATCCCTACTGATGCACTGGTGCATCATTCGGGAGAATAGAGATTAAGTTTTATTATTTTTAGACCACAACCTTCTTTTTTACTACCATTTTCTTCTTTGGAACTTCATCGGTAGATGACACAACCGGAGGAGAAACTGAAACAACCACAACAGGTTCTTGAATCGCAACCGCAACGGGAGTAGGAGTAGGAGCAGGTACAACATCTTCTTCGTCATCACTATCATCTACAATCGTGCTTTGTTTATTGCTCGTCTCAGGAACAATCTCAACAGGAATATAATTGTCATTACCAAGTGATGCTTTATCCTCATCAGACAGTTCAATATGGCATCTTCCTTGGACTGATGACACATTCTCCTGTGGTTTAACAATACACTGAATCATCTTAACTGTGCATCCCCAACCTTTACCCCCAACCCATAGTTGTGAAACCCCCAAGACAACAGCAACATTACTACGCTTTGGAACGAAATCGAGAGGTGTGAGTAGAGGGTCATCACTTGGAAATAGGAGATTAGAAGCAGTGTCATAAACCTCAACATTCCATTTGCCTCCGTAATTAGGAACTTTGGCACGAAGTGATGGAGGTTTTGTGAGGTCAATCTTTTTAGTATCCTTATTCTTGGAATACTTCAAAATAGGAAAAAACATATGCTTGACAACTTCCCGAGACATAGATTCACCGAACCACGACTCAGAGTTTTTAACGGCATCATCAAGAAGTTGATTTTCGAACGCTTTAACTTTATCCAACAATAGGTCTAATTGTGGTGTGCTATATTCTGTGCTAGGAAAATTCAATGACATACTAAATTTGCCATCAGGTTCGCCCTTCTCATCGACGAAATCGGCAATACCCCAAGTCATCATCAATGGTGTAGAAACAGATAAAGCACGATTTGTTTGTTTGCTGATAATATTAATGGATTTGCCTCCCTTATCATTAAGTTTAGGTGTCATATACTTGACCTCATTAACATTCCAATCAGGGACAGAAAGAACAACTGATTTTGACATTTTGCTTTTGTTTTGTGCTTTTGTATAAATACGAGGTTTTGCTTTTGGTTTTGCTTTAGTTGTACTTCTGTGATTAAATGTGATTAACCTTGTGACTTGTATACTATACATAGTTGTTTTTCTTTATACCATTTTCTAAATGAATAATAAAATACAACTATGTTTGGTTTTTAGGCACAGTAATTGTGGTGGATATTAGAACAAATGCAGACATATGTTTAGCAAAAAATTCTTCGTACATCTTCAGTTCTGGATCGGTAACGTAAAATTTGAAAGAGATAAATTGAACACCATAATTTTCTAAAAATTCTTTATATACAGGATTTCTGTAATCATTATCATCAGGACACACCAATCTAAATAATGATACATCAGTTTCAGAATGTTCTGTATCTAATAGAACAGGTGGTGTTGTGACTTGTTCTAATAAACTTTTATATGTATAGCGACGTAAATTGCTTGTCCCACTTTCAATATTAACGAACTGTGAAAGATTAAAACAACTATTTTGTTCCTCATTACTCTGTTCGCATTTAGGGTATAGTTCATTTGCCCAGTAGTTAGGTGATAATGATCTATCAATAATAAGAACAATTTTACCCATTAAAGCAGATAATGGTGTTTTTCCTGTGACTTTTCCAGCGTAAAGTTTATTTGATAAATAATTACTTACAGCCATACCCACAAGATTGTATATTTTAGAATTCTTTGACTTGATTCGAAGCTGTACGAAAATAGGGTCGCTTGAATTAGGTGAAGGTGCTGAAAAAGCATTTACTGCTAATGTCTGTAATGCTGAATTCAATGTGATAGAATTTTTTGTTCTGATAGTAATAAATGTAGAGTCGTCAGTAGAAGCGACTTGTGCGTCGTCATCTATCAAAAATACCTCCAAATCGATAAACCTGCAACCTCTTGACAAAACGTGCTTAATTGCATCAGTGCTTACAATCTTACCAGAAACCGCAGAATTATATGAGGATTTGATACAATATTGTCGTAAAGCGTGTGAATTATTATTTTGTGTGAGTGATGTTATACTGGAAGGTGTGTCATTTTTCATTTTTTTAAGTTCAATATCGATACTACCTTGGTTAGTCATTCCTTCGAGTGAAAGTTGTTTCCTTTTCTCAAATAGAATAAATAGAGTATAAGATAAAATAATCAATATGATACAAATAATGATTTTTTTATGAAATAACATAATAATATATTATAATGGTCTAAATTAATTTGTTGTAACCAATAATATAGATAATAAATATCATTCTGTAATATATCAATGGCAGGTGGATACTTAAATATAATTGCTATAGGAAACGCCAATGTATTTTTGACAGGAAACCCGTCGAAGACGTTTTTTAATGCGGCTTATTCAAAACATACAAATTTTGGATTACAAAAATATCGATTAGATTACGAAGGAACAAGAGATTTGCGATTGACGGAAGAATCAAAATTTGTATTCAAGGTAAAAAAGTATGCGGATCTATTGATGGATTTATTTGTAGTCATAAATTTGCCAGATATTTGGAGTCCTATTTACAATCCATCACCAGAAACAAAGAATAGATGGGTAGGATACGATTTTAAGTGGATAGACGATATAGGAATGCAGATGATAAAGAATGTTGAAATACATTGTGGTTCAGTAATGATACAAAAATATTCAGGTTCATACTTATCAGCAATGATGGAACGTGATTTTCCAAAAGATAAAAAGGATTTATTCAATAAAATGAGTGGAAATACAGAGGAATTAAATGATCCAGCAAATGCGTATGGACGTAAAAATTCTTATCCAAGTGCTTATTTTTCAAAAAACAATTTAGGAGCTGAACCATCAATACGTGGTAAAACATTAATGATACCGATAAATACTTGGTTTTCGCTAAATACCCGCTGTGCGTTCCCACTGGCATCTTTACTCTACAATGAATTAACAGTAACAGTAACAATAAGACCGATACAGGAATTATTTCAGGTTCGTGATGTATTTGATACCGACAATATGTATCCTTATGTTCAACCAGATTTTAATCAAGAACATTTTCAGATGTATCGTTTTTTACAAACTCCCCCTTCAATAAGAATAGATACTTTGTCACAAGCTTATCAAAATAAACAAAGAATATGGAATGCTGACATAAATTTATCATGTACATATTGTTTTTTATCAAACGAAGAATCACTAAAATTTGCGAAAGAGACACAGGTGTATCTAATAAAAGATGTAATACAACATGAATTCAATAATGTGGTTGGAACACAAAAATTGAGATTAGAAAATTCTTCTGGAATGGTTTCAAGTTGGATGTTTCACTTACAACGAAACGATGTAAATTTGAGAAATGAATGGAGTAATTATTCAAATTGGGGATACAAAAATTTACCATCAAATGTGGTTTTTGCTCCGTATGATGTGTCGATGAACGTAAATGATGGAATTACTGATGTAAGTAAGCATATTTATCATGGACCTCGTGTCAATCCAGGTGTTTCACAGAATACCGGTATTTTTGTTACAGGCGACTATTCAGTCGATAATCAAAAAGATATATTATTGTCAATGGGAATAGTTCTTGATGGGGAGTATAGGGAGAATATTCTTCAAAGAGGAATATTCGATTATATTGAAAAGTATACACGTACAAATGGATTTGCGAAAGAGGGTATATACTGTTATAATTTCTGTTTATCAACAAACCCTTTGACCTACCAACCTTCAGGAGCCCTGAATTTAAGTAAGTTTAAGAATATTGAACTTGAATTGAGTACATTCACCCCTTCTGTCCTACCAAATAACTCTTCATTTACGGTTATATGTAGTGCTACGGGTAATCCTATAGCCGTGACGAGAAAACCAGGGTGGCAATTATTTCAATACAGCTACAATATGACTATTTACGAAGAAAGATATAATATATTGTCATTTGTTGATGGAAATGTAGGTATGATGTACACGAGATAATGTTAGAATGTTATTATTATGTATCCAAAATGTAACGGTTACATAATAATGAGTAAATGGAATTTTAAAAATGGTAAAGTTCAAGAAAGTATGTCATGGAACGAAGAGATTGGTAAAAAAATGAATGCTTTGAATAAATATGCGCCAAACAATTTACTGCATGACAGTTTAACCGCAATTGACAAGTTACAA